ATGAAAATTAAAAATGATAGTATGGATAATGATAGTTTTTATCAATTCCTATATGACTTCTATACAGCAACAAATTCATATACCAAAGAAGGTGGAGCTTGGTATGTGTGGTTTTCAGAATCAGAAGGAATTAATTTTAGAAAAGCATTTATTGATTCAGGTATATTAGCAAAACAAACTTTAATATGGGTAAAAAATCATCCAGGATATGGAAGACAAGATTATCAAAACAAATATGAACCTTGTTTATATGGATGGAAACCAGGTGAATCACATTACTTTATAGACGATAGAACTAAATCCACTATAATAGAAGATAAGGTAGATTATAGTAAGATGAATAAAAAACAATTGATGGATATAGTAAAAGAATTTATTTTAAAACAATCATCAAAAACAAATGTAATATATTGTGATAGAGTATGGAGGAATGATATACATCCAACGATGAAACCTATTAAACTATTAGCTCCACTAATCAATAACTCATCAATAGAGGGACAGATTGTAGCGGACGGATTCCTCGGGAGTGGAAGTACGATGGTTGCATCACACCAACTTAAACGCAGGTGTTATGGAATTGAATTAGACCCAAAATACTGTCAGGTAATATTGGAACGAATGATTAAATTAGACCCGACCCTAACAATCAAAAGGAACGGTCAGGAATACAAATTAGATTAAATATATTTATATATATAAGCATAGTAAAATACATAGTATATGTCAAAGTTAATACCAGGTAAAAATGGTGGGAAAGTAATGCAGTGGGAGAAAGGTGAATCAGGGAACCCAAAGGGAAGACCAAAGAAACTCGTACCGAGTATGAAGGTAGAGGGATACAAACTCACCGAGATAAACGATACAATACAATCCATTATCAGTATGACGATGGACGAACTAAAAGATGTGTGGAACAATCCCAAGTCCACAATACTTGAAAAGACCGTAGCGGGAGCCCTGAAAAAGTCGTTGGAGAAAGGAAATTTAGAATCGGTGGAGACACTTATCAATAGAGTATATGGTAAACCCAAGGAGAAGATAGATATAGAATCCAAAACAGAATCAAGTATAAGAATACAAATAATAAAGAACGATAACTTAATTATAGATTAATATGTCCACAACAAACGAACGTAGGAATAAGAGAGAAAGGGAAAGGATAAAGATAAAGATACATAAACAATTCAAAGACAAGATTAAGGGAAAGTCAAATGAATTTGTATTACAGGAATTAGAAAGGATTAGAGTTAAGTACGGGATAGAGTATAAACAACAAGATGGGTTTGATAATCTAATAATAGACCCAGTAGATGTAGTGATATAATATGGAACAAGTAATACAGATTAACCTTACCCCGAAACAAACACAGGCGTGGGAACTATTGGAGGACAACCACACATCCATTATATTATATGGGGGTAGTGCCGGTGCGGGTAAGTCGTGGTTGGGATGTCTATGGATAACAAACTTATGTCTACAATACGCGGGGATAAGAACACTCATAGGAAGAACCGTACTACAACAACTGAAGATGACCACACTAAATACCCTGTTTGAAATACTACAACTAATGGGATTAAAGTCAGGGAACGATTATACCTACAACGGACAGAGTAATGTAATAACATTTACCAACGGAAGTGAGATAGTATTAAAGGACTTACAACATAACCCAAGTGATCCTAATATGGACGGACTTGGAGGATTGGAATTAACCGCCTGTTTCGTGGATGAAGCAGCACAGATAACATCCCTTGCATATAACATATTAAAATCACGTTTAAGATATAAACTAACCGAGTATAACTTAATACCCAAGATGTTGATGACCTGCAACCCTGCACAGAATTGGTTGAAGAAAGAGTTTTACATTCCATATATACAAGAGACATTAGATAAACACAAAGCATTTATCCCTGCATTACCACTTGACAATAAACACCTACCAGAGACCTATATAGAGATGTTAAAGACATTACCACCCCAACAGAGGAAAAGATTATTGGAGGGAAATTGGGACTACCTGGACGACAGTGATTCACTATTTGACTTTGATAGTATATCCAACTCTGTATTTAAGTTTAAACCAAATGAAAACGATAAGAGATATATCAGTTTAGATGTAGCACGATTTGGTTCAGACCGGTCGGTAGCGGTGATATGGGTGGGGAATGTAATAATAGATATATATGTATATAGTAAATTATCAACGGTAGAATTATCGGAGGAGGTAAAGGAACTAATACAGAAACATAAGGTACATCCAAATAATGTTATAGTAGATAGTGATGGAGTTGGAGGAGGAGTAGCGGACCAAATTAGAGGGACCAACTTTGTGAACAACTCATCACCACTACACAATCAGAACTTCAGTAATCTAAAGTCCCAATGTTATAACAAACTCTCCGAGATGTTTAAGGAGGGGAAGATAAGTATTAATCTAATAGAACCAGGTATAGTAGATGAACTGACACAGGAATTATTATCAGTTAAACTTAAGGATGTGGATAAGGACAATAAGATAGCGGTACAAAGTAAGGACGAGATGAAGAAGGTATTGGGTAAGTCCCCCGATTTAAGTGACGCCGTTATGATGAAGATGATAATAGATATTAAACAACACAAAACAACCGGCAGGTATGCAATCAATTTTATATGATAGAATTTGAAATTAAAAAACAGAACTATGTTATGCCAGAGGTACTAACAATAGAAAACTATATAAGGATATATAAGGTAAAAGATTTATTAGGTGAGGAATACTTCCAAGCCAAGTTAATCAATGCAATCACAGGAGCAAAGTTGGAGGATATATTACAGGCGAACCACACACAAATAAATTATTTATCAGAACATATATTAAGTTTATTCCCAAATAATAATTACCCCTTTATAGATAAGTTCACATTAAACGGAATAGAGTATGGGTTCATCCCAAGTTGGAAAAATATGTCCTTCGCAGAATTTGTGGATTTAGACACCCTACTTAATAAGAAAACAGAGGAGATAGTAGATAACCTACACATCATCTGTGCAATAATGTACAGACCTATTATATCCAAGAAGAAAGAACACGACTTTCAAATAGAAGTATATGATAGTAAAATTATGGAGGAGAGAGCAGAAATATTCAAAAAGGAATTAGACGTGAAGTATGTCTTGGGTGGTAACTTTTTTTTTTCAAACTTCGTAAAGAAATATTCAAATCATTCCCATCAATCTTTGATAATGAGGAGCAGGAGTTTTATGAGAAAAATGGTATTAACGTGGAGGATGAGAAAGATAATATGGAAATTACTTTTGAACAAGCCTTCGGATGGTATGCAGTTATCAATAGATTATGCCAAGATGACATTACAAAACATAACCAAATCGTACAGACCACCGTTATGGAAGCGCTTAACCAACTACATTACATCATTCAGAAAGACAAAGAACTAATTAGAATACAAAAAAAGATGTCAGGAAAGTTCTAATTGACGAACCATAATAAAATATTTTATATTTATATATAAGAATGACACTTAATTACAAACAGATATTAACTTATTTTAGTTCCATAGCATATCATCACGAACAGATACGCTCATTTGGTCTTGGGGATTTAACCCAATTGACCAATGATGTAACGACAAAACAGGAAAGACATTACCCTACACTATATGTGGTGCCAGATGATACGGAGTTTAATGAAAATCATATACACTATAATTTTAATGTGGTAATAGCAGACCAAATTAATGAAGACCTTTCTAATCAAAGGGATGTAATGAATGATACCCTTGCAATAGCAATGGATATATGGACGGTGTTCTGGCAATCATATACGGAAGAATACGGAGCCTTCAGTGAAATTATAGTAGGAGATTGGAACGCATCGGTGGAACCCTTCTTGGAAAAATACCAGACAGTAATTGGGGGATGGACACTACGTATAAGATTGAACGCACCGTTTGATTATGACTCCTGTAATCTACCTATTGACTATAACCTTAACTTCCCACAAGATGAATCGTTCAGTTCTTACGAACAGATTATTTTAGATTGGGAACAATTCGCATTAGCACACAAACAAATAAACTCATTCGGGTTCGGGGACATAACACAACTAACAGACGATGTAATCACAAAGGTAGAACCCTTATATCCACGACTATACTTTCAACCACAGACAGCAAGTATAAATCAGAATCAGATGGATATAAATTGGTTGGTGACAATATGTGATAAGGTAGATGATGACTTAAGCAACCAACAAGATGTGTGGAGTGATACATTAGAGATTGCAAAGGACTTATATTCCAAAGCATATTTAAGTGATTACGATGTCGCTTGGAACTCACAATTAACTCCTTGGTTTCAAGAAACACAATCGGTATTAGCGGGATGGACTTTCATAATGACTATACAACAGAAATTTGATTTTAATAGATGTGTATTACCGATTAGACCATTCGTTAGTTTAACTTGGGAACAGGTTGCACAATTATGGAAGGATGTAGAAAATAAATGGAAAAACGTTTAAAACAAAAAATATATGGGTCAATTAACTAATCTATACGTATCAAGTTCCTATCAAGGTCTATTAAAAATGACTGATAGTTCACAAGGATTAACAAGTACGTTACAAACAGTTCAAACAGGTGATGGGGATAATAGTCCATTACAAATGAGTTTAACTGAAGTGAACATATCAGGTTCATTCTATATCAATAATGTTCCAATTACAAACGGAACAAATGGTACATCAGGTACGAGTGGTGTTAATGGAAGTAGTGGTTCAAGTGGGACCAGTGGAGCATCAGGTAGTTCAGGTTCAACAGGTAGTAGTGGTAGTGATGGTACATCGGGTTCATCAGGTACAGACGGTAGTTCAGGTTCAAG